GCCGCCTATCGTGAAGGAACGGTGAAAGGCGCGGGACTTGCCTTCAAAGAGATTGCTGACACTCTCCCCGATAGTGCATTTCTTAGACGCGCACTCTATTCGCTGAATGAGCAGATAGTATCTTCCGCGCCGAAGGACTTTGTGATTGAGGATTGGGTTCGTGATCCCGTACTCGTACTCAAAGTGGCACTACAAAACGCCTGCACCGCAGCCGCGTCATTTGCGAGCGCGGGAGGGGTGATAACAGCAGAGAATCCGAAAAGACTTGATGAATTACTGGGAAGGAAATAGTCATACACACCCTCTATCTAAAAATGGTGGTAGAATAAAAAATATGAGCACTAAAAGACGACCAGTGAAGAAGACGCAGAAGCAGTTGCAGAAGCAGAAGCAGCGGATGGACTCTTTCAAGAAGACTGTTAAAGGCGCGTACGGCAAAGTTAAGAAGGCGGCGGGATACTAATTTTGAGGTATACTGGAGGTAATGGGTAGCATTAACGCAGAAAGTGTAGCAAAAGAGGTTGGACAGAAAATGCTCGATGGTGAACTCGTGGATCTTCAGGCCATCACAAGGAAACACGGTTATTCAGAGAAATCTGCAAAGACACAGAAAGCAAAGAATACAAAAACCTACCAGAAGACTATAACGAGATTCGTTCCCCTTTTAAATGAAGAGATAGCAAAAATCCAGTTGGTTATGGCTAGTCGAGATATTTCGAGAGAAAAATATAAAGATTTAGCGGATGTTTTGGATAAACTCTATAAAAACAAACAACTCGCAGTTGGCGGGAAGACAGACAACACCAGTATAACTGTTACTTTTGATAGTGCTTTTAAGGAAAGGATTATATGACAACTAAAAAGATTCGTTCTCTTCTTTGTACTACTTGCAATGCTGGGTTAGGGCAATTTAAATATGAATTTGCACGAATCACAGAAGATAATAGCCAAAGATAACCATCGTTTCCGTGTCGTTAATGCGGGAAGACGATTTGGGAAAAGTATTTTGGCAGTAGAGGAGCTTTTATTTGTTGCGGTAATGCGCGAATCAAATGTTGCTTACTGTGCCCCAACATATCTGCAAGCACGAGAAATCGCTTGGAGTATGCTTAAAAAACGGGTACAAGAGTTTGATGTCGTTGATATAAATGAAACACGACTTGAAATGTCTATTGTGAATAAGTTAGGTTCAATATCCAAGATTACTTTAAAAGGATGGGAGAGTATAGAATCTATGCGCGGACAAGCTTTTGATTTCCTCGTATTGGATGAGGTCGCTATGTATAGGGGTTTTAAAAGTGGATGGGAAGAAGTGGTGCGCCCGACACTCACCGACAAACAGGGGAGAGTTCTTTTCATTTCAACTCCTAAGGGGTTCAATTTCTGGTATGACTTATATAATCTTGAATCAACTGACCCAGATTTTAAATCATTTCATTTTACTGCGTATGATAATCCATATCTACTAAGAGCAGAGTTGGCTAAAATAAAGTTACAATTAACGGAAGATAGGTTTGCTCAAGAAATTAACGCTGACTTTAGAAAAACCGAGGGACTTGTGTATAAGGAGTTTAATCGAGCGCTCCATGTAATAAGTGAAGATATAGTATTCACACCAGCTAAAGTCTTTGGAGGTGTGGACTTTGGATTCACAAATCCCGCAGCAATCATCACCATAAAAAAAGATTCAGACGCTCGGTATTGGGTTACGGATGAGTGGTATAAGACAGGAAAAACAGACGCGGAGATTGCCGATTACGTTACCGCGCTTCGATGGAATGAATGCTATCCCGATCCTGAGAGCGCTGGAGGCATCGAGGAGTTACGACGGCGAGGAGTGAATGTGCGCGATGTCATAAAGGGAAAGGACAGTATCAGAAACGGGATAAGTGTCGTGCGCGAACTCTTCAAGGCTAATAGACTTTTTATTCATGCGTCGTGTACGAATCTTATTTGGGAGATGGAGACGTATTCGTATCCTGATAAAAAAGACGCACACAACGAAGAGGAGAATCCTATTAAAGAAGGCGATCACGCCGTCGATTCCCTTAGATATGCCCTAAGCATGGAGAGTGGCGCTGTATCCTCCGGCCAGCTCTCAGTCTTTATCCCCCAAGAGTGGGGTGTTTAACGTGGTACAATAGCAATATGGTTGGCGGTCTTATTACATCAGAAAAAGGAATCCCCATTGTAAGTGGTAAGCAACTTTCTCCTTCCGCATACAATCCTAAAGATGAAGTAAAAATGCTTTTTGCGCGGTGTCAAAGTGATTATCAACGCGCATGGGCACTACAAAACCGCTCCTTCGATGAGTTTGATGGCATGTCGCTCCTCCAGCGAGCAAAGCTCGATCAACAAACATTCGCCGCGTATGTTGGCGCAGAGTTTATACCCTCACAAAAGCGATGGAGATGGAGAGGAAGAAAGAATACAGCACGAAATAAGCTCATCGGCATACTCGCCCACATGATTGCTGGCATGCTCTATCCGTATGTGAAGGCGCAAAACTCTGAAGACGAGGAAGATAAAATGACGGCGCGTGTGATGAGGATTATTGTTGAGGAGAAGCTCCGCAAAGCAAACTACGAGCTGAAGTTTCTCTACATGGGGCTCTCGGCACTCGTGAATCCTGCGGTGTTCGTAGAGGTAGATTACGTCCTCGCATATCAGAGAATCAAAGAGCGACTCGCGAATGGCTCGTACAAAGTAACTGAGGCAATAGACGAGTTACTCACGGGACTTGCACTCAATGTAATCCCTATCGACCAAGTGCTCCTCGCTGACTTCTATACGAGCGACATACAGCAACAGCCGTACATCATTCGTGTGGAGCGCATCTCATGGGACATGGCACGAAAGATTTATGGAGAGAGTCCTAATTTCAAATATGTTGAGGCAGGAAAGACCCGCGTATTTATCGCAGGAGCTGACGGCCAAACGCTTTTCGATATTGAATGGACTGAGGCGGATCAAAGTGCGGTGCAGGTAATCACTCTACTCTATCGAGACGAAGACTTGGAGGTTTGTTTTGTGGGAGGAGTATTCATGGGCAGTGAGGATGATGTCTACAATTCAAATCCATTTAAGCATCGCAGGATGTCTCTTATCGGTAGTCAATGGAAGACTATCCCCATCTACAAGATTGCTAAATCGGGCTTTGAGCCACTTGATCCTAGTGGACGCTTTGCGTATTACAAATCGGGTGCATTCAAAGAGTTCTGGGACGATGCCGCACAGAATAGGGCGCATCAATTATGGTTCGATGCAATGCAACTTGATGTGATGAAGCCTCTATTTATATCAGGACTTGCTAAAGCAGACTCGAACATCATCGCTCCGGGTGCCGTGGTAGGAATGCCGAAGGACGCACAAATAACACCATGGTCAATGGGATCAAACCTTCCTGCTGCCATAAATGTGATGCAAAAAGAGGAGCAGGACATGTCGGAGAGCACGCAGGATAAGATTATGTCGGGCATCACGGAGCCGAATGTAACCGCAACGCAATCAATTCAAGCGCAGAATCAAGCGCGAATCTTCCTCGGAGTTTTTGGCATAATGGTATCCGACCTCATTCGACAAATTGGAGACTTAACAAAGGATTGCATCATCCAACACACCCTCGAAGGTGAGGTGGACGCATCCATTCCAGAGTCTCTCAACATCAAATACAAAACACTCCTCGCAAAGAGTAAGGACAAGGGGAAGGATGTAACGAATAAAATCATATTCACCTCGGCTCTTATGGGTAAGACAATGACTGAGGCAGAGGTAAAGAGTAGGGAGTACGCACTCTATGAGAAGGCAGGGGGCGAGAAGTCAGATCAACGTATTTACGAGGTGAATCCGTATCGTTTCGCTCGTACCATGTATTCATTCTACGTTGATCCGCAAGCAATCACCGATGGAGCGTTCGGCTTGAATCGACAGATGAAGATAACGAACCATCAAATGCTCACATCGCCCGCAGTGTATCCTTACACCGACCCTAAAGCGGTCGCTGACATAATCATCGAAGAGTTTGGGGGTGACGATCCCGATACACTGAAGGTGAAGGTCGATCCAAATCAGATGATGGGCGGAATGGGAATGGGGCAACCATCGCCGATTCAAATGCAGGGAAGTGAGGGTCGAGGTTCACCATTTAAAGCAATGCAAAATCAAATGGCATAATATGAAACATGCAAAAGTAAAACAAGGCGCAGGATTACACAAGCACATAGCGACAGGTGGTAGTCCAAAAACTTACAAGGGAACGAAGGGCGTGAATGAGTCTACTGTTCCGAGGGCTAAGAAATCAAAATAGTATGAGTTACGCATGGGTAGTAAATGTATCGAAAGAGAATCGCGCAATCAAGGAGCTTACCGATAAGAAGAAGATTGATCCGAAGATTGAGGTTACTGAGGAGGCGGTTAAAGAAATCTATATCCGTCTCGGGGGATTGGTTATGGATGATGTTAGCGATAAGGATGAGGAAGTAATCGAGGTTCCTGTAGTCCGCCGCGGTCGTCCACCCGGAATAAGATAATACATGTGGAATCGCCTTGCAGTCTCAATGGCGAACTATGCGCTCGCTCGATCTAACCTTACGATCGAGCAGCGTAATAGTTTGACTATGCACATCATGGATGGTATAGGGGCGCTTCCATTCAATGATATAATATATGTCAGTGATGAAGGATTAGTCATCAACAATCGGTCTTTGAGCGTGGATGAGATGAGGCAGCTGCGCGAAAGTGCAGGAGCCGCTTTGAATAATCAAGCACTCACCCTTATCAGACAGCAGGCTACATACGAAGCAATTACACTCGGCGTACATAAGGTACAAAGTGAAAAGGAATTGCTCTTTGCGCGGGCTGCTATCTGGTTCGGATCAGTGGTTGAAGCAAAGCTAAAGATTCTCGCCCAGAGAAGTGAACTTGGCACTCCCCAAGATTAAAAAGTAACTCAAACTTTAATTGAGATATGCCTGACGAAAATGCGGAGATTGATGGTGTTACTCCGGCACCAGAAGTAGAACCTTCACCAGTAGCGGCTGAACTTGAAAAAGAACAGAATCGCAATAAGCGAAGCGAGAAAGAGAAGGCCGAGTATTCCTTGAAGATGAATGCGAAACGACTCACAGATTTGGGAGGAAATCCCAATGAAATCTTAGGAGTTAGGGAAGCCCCTCAAAAGGAAGAAGGCGAAGTGCCTCAGTGGTATCGAAAGGAAAAGCAAAAAGAGGTACAGAAAACTGCACTTCAATTTGCTGACGAACTGGAAGATGCTAACGATAAAGCACTCGTAACGGAATATCTTACAAAGCGGATAGTTCCTTCAGAAAATGCACAAGATGATTTTCGTCTTGCGCTCGGAGCAGTCAATGCGCTCAAGAATAAGCAGATCGTTGAGGAAGTCATGCGACGCAGTAGCCCACGGGTTACCGCATCGGGCGGCTCTTCACCTGCACGAACTGAAGCGCAATTTGAACCAACTACTGAAGAAGCTGTGCTCATGCGACCCCCCTATTCGCTATCAAAAGAACTTGTGATTGCGTCGAGAGGGAAGTAACTGTGTGAGGGGTTAGTAATTAACCTCAACAACATGGCAAAAATATTTACCCTTGATCGTGTGAACACGACATGGGAGGCACAAGCAGTTGTAGCCTCTGGTGGTGCCGCCACGATCGCACGAGGTACGCCAACGAAGTCTACGGAAGCAGACGCAACCGCAACAGGTGCACTCATTCCAATGGTAGACGCCGATGGAACGGTAACCGCGATGCGATTCGGTGGTATTGCAAAGACAACCTCAACAGACACGGCTTCGGCCGCAGGTATTGTGGATGTCTATCTCCCCATCCCGGGTATTCTGTATCGTGGCTTCGCTAAGTCAGCAGCCGCAGCAGATACTCAGTCCGAAATCAACGTGCTCTTTCGAAAGCGCGTTATCTTCGATTTAACAACCGGCGATTGGACAATCGACACCGCCGCAGCAGACGC